CGCTTAGACTTGCCGCGATAAGCAGTCCGACGCGAGTCTTCATCCAAACGATTTGGTCCGCCGATCAACAGGACAGCACGGCCATCATCCTTCATAGCCGTGAGCGCGTTCAACGCAATCGCGTGATCACGCTGCTTAGTCTCAAATCCATCGATGTTATAAGTCTGTTCGCCTTCTCCATACGGAGGGTTAGTCAGTACTACATCTACAGACTTGGGCTGAAATTTCATTGACCCAGCATCTTGCTGGCTAACCTTGAACCCTTGGGATTTAAGTGCCGCTACTCGGTCAGGATTAATTTCATTGACCGTTGCCTTATCTGCATCGGTAAAAATAAGTAATGCGCCCTGACCAGCGGTAGGTTCTAAAACTGTGTTGTCAACGTTATCGTAGAGTCCTGATAACTGAATTGCCGCGTGAGCAAGTGGCAACGGTGTGCTGTATGCTTGATTAGCAATACTGACGCTGTCTCTAACTCCAAGAGTCGGCATCTGCTTGTTATTAAAGTCAACAAGCCGGTTATAAATGTCTTCCGTATATTCTTCTTTTTCTACCACTTCCCGGCCATACACCACGCCAGCAAGTTCTACAGCCTCGTCTACCAGCTTCGCATCAGGAGTGCCGGGTTCAATCCTACGTCCGAGCACATCACCGGCAGCTCTCCGAGCCTCATTAATGTTGGCAAACCCTTTGCCGTCTCGAAAAGTTTTCAAGAATGACTTAGCAAGAGTAATACGCTCAGGCGCAGCAGGAGCTTCTGTCTCTGCCAGGATAGCGTCAACGTCTGCAGCTTCGACGGCGGCACTAGAATCCAACCCTTCAAGATCCGCAGCACGGGGATCAAACTTCACGCCCATGTACCAGGACTTGAGATACGGCTTAACGATATCTCCAAGGTCAGCCAACATAGCCCGCGCATATGCGGCAAACGTACGAGCACCTTTTTCGATGTGATAGCCGGCCAACTGAATGCCAGCTTGCACGATCTCAGGATCAATACCTGATCTAACCGTACCGCCACCTAACTTGCGACGTAACAACTCACGTGCTTTTTCTGCCGCTTCTTCAGTAAAGATCTTGTTAGCACCAACCTCAACCTTGGGCTTTTCGGAAACTTCAACAGTCGGAACTTTTGGTTCTTGTTTAACAACCTTTGGTTTTGGCGAAGTTGGTGTTTCAAACTTCTGCGCACCCTCTGCAAATGTCACATATTCTTTGTATTGAGTGCCACTCTTTAATGCGCCGCCCGTTCTAGATACTGCATCGTATCCTGCAGCATCATAAATTGCGCGCAATACATCTACATTTACATCTCCAATTGCATAAGATAACGATCTTGGATTAAAAGTTCCTCGATCTAAATCATTATGAATTTTTTGCAAATCTTGAGTTGTGTTGTCTCGTGTGTTTTTGTCAGACAAAAGATCGGCAGGCCAACCATATTTGGCCAATCCTTCTGCATTACGTGGAATTGCAGATTGAAGTTTGTTAATTGTTTCTTTATTTAAGTTGTCAAGATCCAAAACTCGTGTTGCTAAAAGCTCACCACGAAGTACTGTTCCATCTTTATGACGAGAAGCAAATTCTTTTGCAGCTTGTTCTGATTCTGTGGTGTAAAATCCAGCACCCAAATTGCCATCAGCCGCGCCTTTAAATTCTGCTCCAACTGCTTGACCTCGATAAACTTTTGGAGCTGTAACAGGCGGCGTTGGCTCAGTTACGCCTGCCGGCGCTTGCGGTTGCGGAGTTACCGTTTCACCAGAAGACGGTTGACGCGGCGGTAACTTACTGACTTGCGAGTCATATTGCTGTCGGGCCTGTTGTTCATTGGGCCACAGCGTCATCTCAGGCAAGTACTGTTTAGCGTCTTGGTCATAGACGCCAACGCCAAACATGCCTGACTTGTTCTTAAACAAGCGCAGTTCAGTGTTCTCTCCGCTAGGCGTAGCGGACAAAATCTCTGCAGATGCATATTGCCGTTTCTGCAGTTCCGATCTCAAATCAACATCTGGAAATAAAGCGGTAAAGTTTTTTGTTTCTGTACGAAACTTTTGATCAGCGGGACCAAACTTATCTTGTAACAACTTCTGTTCTTGCGCGTTTAAAGAGTCCCATTCAGCGCGTTTAGCCGATCCTTCCGGAGGGATACGCCCTTTCGCATCAAGTAATGTTTGACTCTTTTCACGAATAGCTCGAATTTCATCCGTTGCAGCATCACGTTGCTGCTGAGCGTCTTGCACGGCCTGTAAACTTTGCTCGAGCGTAGGCTTCTCTGCCGGCACTTTCTTTGTTTCTTCAACCGGGGGCGTGACCGTGGGCGGAGCAGTAACCGGTGGCGCTCCTGTAGGCGGAGCGGCAGGCGCGGCAAACTTGGCCTTAAGTAGCTGATATGCCGGCTCTTCCGTAGAGCCCAGCGTCTGCGGTTCTTGATCCGGCGTACCCTGTACTTTTTCTTGCAAACGTCGGAACAACTCGCGCTGCTGATCCTCCGGCAACTGGTTGACCATGGTTTGCACAGCCGCGCCAGCAGAAGGCGGTGAAGGCGGTGCGACCCCAGACGGAGGAGCTACCGGACCAGCGGGGGGAGCGCCAGGGGTGGCAACGTTGCCACCCTCCGGGGGTGCCTCAGCCGCAGGAGCCCCTCGTAACAGTCCAAATACACCACCCAAAGTACCGCCACCGATAGCAGCCATGGCCGCGGTAGCACCCAACCCGGCAGTAAGTGACTGCTCCGGCTTGATGGTCTGCATGGCGATGTTACTGGCAAGTTTGCCACCCACCTCCTCGACCATCTCACTAGCCGACTCACCCAGCAAACCAGTAATGCCGCGACCCAAGCGGGTCGATTCGAGCTGGGACATAAATCGTTGTCCAGCCCCGGTCTCGGCAGCTTCTCGTACAGACTTAGCCACCGGCATTCTGGCCATCGTCTGTTCAATCGTACGCGCGCCCGGTAGTCTCTGCGCCAGGGTGGAAATCACCAACGCTGACGCGCCCACTGCTCGAGCGCGATCCAACGCGGTTTGTTTGGCTACGTCAGGATCAATCCCTTGTTGTACAAGTTCTTTGTACATTTCTTCAAAGGATTGAGCACCAACATCAGCGCCCTGCTGAATAGCGCCAGCACCAATAGCCGCCGCGGTACCGGTACGGGCAGCAATCTCGGCACCCTCTTGAAGACTCCTGCCGGCCATCGCGGCTCTGGCTGCACCCGCTGCTGTACCTAGTTTTGCAGCACCAAACGGTACTACTAACTGCGGGATCTGCTCAGCTAAAAACGTACTAATCAGCGCTGGATCTTTGACCGTTTCCCCGAATGCCACGCCAAACGCAGGCAGTTGGCCACCCGCTCGTTCTGCCTCTTCAATCTTCCTGGCGCGTTCATATTCACGGGCTACCAAACCGGGCGATTTAAGCCCCTGGCCAGTCTTCTTAATACGCTCGCCAAGTTGGAATAGTCCTGTCTCAGTGTCGCCAGTTCCTAGCGCATATAGCTGGGCGGGAAACTGAACCAAGGCCCCCAGGCCCGAGGTAAGCGCAGCGCCAGGGTCGCGCAGGAAGGCTTCGCCAACGGTACGTTCTTTGGCTTTTTCTCTGACCGACGCGCCTTGCTCTGCGATAGCCTGCTGCAAGACTGACTGTGGTGTGCCTTCCGGCGCTTCAATTGAATACGTATATCCATCAGGACCGCGTACCTGGAAGGTCGGCATAAGATTACCTCGGAGGAGCAGTAGCGCTAGTTACTGTAACACCTTGGGACCGCGCAGATCCAGTGGCAGCAGGTGGTGGAGTGGTTTGCCCTTGACGTGCTCGCAAATCTGCAATTGTTCTATCTAATCCGTTTAAGATTTGTTGATCATTCGCCAGCGCGTTTTCATACTCTTCTACAATCCGTTTTTCTTGGGCGCTACGCCTTGCGGGATCTTTGGCACGAGCCGAACTTAACATTGGATTGTCGCGAGCTTCCGCAGCGGTTCTTGAAAGTCTTTCAGCAATCCTTGCTCGTTCCCCTTCTGTACGACTTAACAAAGTGTCAGCCGCAGCTTGTCCCCTAACATCGGCCCCAATCTGAGCAACAGCAATCTGAGCAATACGGTTAAGATCGTCGCGACTAATTTCATACCCAAGCTGCGCGGCTTTAGTCTGAACCTCTGCCTTAATCTTGTTAAGATCAGAACCGTAGCGTGACAACGCACCCAACGCGGCTGCTGCCAATTCGCTATCAATTTTCCGATCAGCAATGTCAGTCTGCGACTCAATCTGCGCAGCGACTTCTGCGACCTTAGCTCCAAGTTCCAGACCTCTTTGACGAGCTTGGAACGCGGCCCGTTGTTCTTCTACGTCACGGCCACGCATAGCCTGACGACCAGCCTGCATATCTTTCAAAGCTTGCAGACCAAACGCTTCATTTGCCGCACGAGCACGATTAGCAGATTCTGCTGCTCCGCCTAGTACGCTGCCAATCCCCCGCCGGCCAGCACCACCAGCCAGGAACGCAATCAGATTATCCAGCCGCTGTTTCTCCGGGTCCATCATCCGCGCATACTGCTGTTCCAGACGAGCCTGCTCTGCTTCAGCTTGGCGACGAGCTTCTGGTGATTCCTTGGGAAACGTAGTGCCAAGATTTTCAACTTCCCCACGCAGCCTAGCAAGCTCAGCCATTTGTGGTTGATCTCGAGACGCACGGCTTCTCAAAAGACTGGTGCGCATCTCACCTTGAAGTTGACGCATCAAAGCATCGTTACTTGGCGGCAAAGCGCCGGCTAAGGCACTTTCAATCCCAGTTCCTACGGCAGAAGGGGTACGCAGATTTGGTGCAGCAGCAGCGCCTGTGTCTCTAGGCGGAGGTGGCGCGGCATCCTGTGTGCGCGGAGGAATTGTAGCGCCGCTCGGCGCAAACGCCGCTTCAAGATCTGCCGCCGGAGTAGCCCTAACTTCTTGTCGAGCGATGCCCGCGGCTACCTGTTTTAACGGGTCATCGAGATCAGCAGTTGATTGCGGAACAGGGCGCGACGGCGCAGGAGGGGCATATTGTCGAGCCACACTACGACCAGCCTCTACTGCACGTTGTTGTTCTTGAGCAGCAAACGCAGCCTGTCTTTGGGCGCGTCCACTAACGTCTCTAGCTAAGAATCGTTCAACATCAGGCGACAACGCAACTCGTTGCCCTGAATCCATTTCCGCCATTTCCCGACGAGCTTTTACTTGCAAGTCTTCAGACATGGTCGGTAACGTTCTATCTGGGATCGGTTGAACTCTTACGTCTGAGCCGGTTTCGCCGTTAAACGCCACAATACCGCCAGCCGCCATAGCCTGTTGCGGCATAACATTCTGCGCCCCAGGAGCAGCAGCCACGCCGCGACTCATGGCTTGCTGACGCATAGCCTGTTGTTGCTGAAGCGTCTTGCCAACCTGTTGAGCTAACTCTTGTTTTGTTAACTCAAACGCTTCCTCTTCCTTCTGATCTCGGATCGTAGGCAAGCCCCCAGGTGGCATGGCCTGAGCCTGCTTCGCGGCCATCAGTTGGCGCTTCTCTCGCGTTAACTGCTCATACGCGATCAGTTCCAATAGATCGTTACTAAGCTGGACACGTTTGCGTAACTTGTCTTCTTGCCCGCGGTACGCATCCATTACACGCGAAAGATCCATGTTCAGCATGGCCAATCCTTATTTGACAGGCGGAGTAGTACCGGAACTCGGAGGTGTGGTAGTCGGTGCAGCACTAATTACACCCAAGTCTCTAAGCAAAGTAAGTAAACCAGACCCAGTACCAAACAAGTTGCTCAAAAAGTCTGGCTGTGAATAGCCGTAGTTTGACGCGGAAATCGGCAGATCTTTGTAGAACTGACGTTGCCACTCCAACTGTTTGTACGGGAAGTCGCGTTCCTGCTCAAACTGTTTAATGTCAGCCGTTAAACCTTCTTGCTCAATCCCGCGCTGTACGCCGCCCAATTCAGCTTGTTTCTGCAACGCTGACAGGCCATAGTCTTGAGCCTGTTTAGTCGCAGCCATTTGACGCTGTTGCTCAACATTAAACTGTTCTTGAGCTTTATCAAACGCGCTGCGATATCCTTCACCCGTAATTTTGGCTAGTTGCGACTGTAAGTTACGCTGCGCTTCAGATTCCATCAGCGCACCCCGTGCCCCGCCAAATCCACCCGCTCGAGTAGCAGCAGCACGATTAGCTAGATTCTGAATCTGAGATTGACGGGTGGCTTCGTCAAACTGAGGTTGAAGCGCAGCCATCAAATACGGATTCATATATGACTGCGCATCAGTCGCGGTAAATGACGTAGGTGTATACGCCTTCATCTGATCGGTCGGAATCGTCAGTCCTCCGATCCCGCTAAACGCCGTCTGCTGTAATGTTGACGGGCCTGCAGTCAACTGACCGGTATATGCCTCGTATGGAGTAGCCGCCTGCGATTCGACCTTCCCAAGCATACTGGTAATACCAGGACCGGCCCATTCGGCCAAACCGGTTTGTGTACTGGTCTGTTGTCCAGTATTGGTTGGAACGTTTGACGTAGCCATGCTTACCTCGGCATAAATTTGTCAGGATTGATCTGTTTACCCTGCTTGGTCGTACCAGTCCGGGCTTTACGAATACGGTCCATCATGTCGTACAGACGCTGCGCTCCGGACTCAGAATTACCATTCCCAAGATGGGACACAACATCTGCCGGAATGACAAACTCACCATGGCTTAGTCTGGCCGGCTGAGTCCCTTCAATATTAGCCGGGATTTTATCAGCCATGCCATCGGTCGAGCCATTTAAATAGCGACCTTTTGCCAGCCCCATCAATCCGCCTTGGGCCGCTTGAACGGGACCAAACATTTGCCGACTAGGAGCAAATACAGGCGTTTCTCCAGTCCGTGACAGATAGCTTTTATAAGCATTATCCAAAGCGCGGCCAGAACTGCCGCCGCTGAGCATCCCAAAGTATGGACTTTGATACATGTCCATAGTGCCCACGCGATTCAAACCAGATGAAACGTAACTTGCATACTCTGGACTACTGTAAAAATTTGCAAACGAACTATTTTTAACAGTCGGTACATCTTTTTTTTCAGCAGGAGGACCCATAGTAAAGTCATCCCAAAGCCCAAGCCTTCTTAAATATTCTTCATTACGCTTATCGCGCTCTTCAGTAATCTTATCGCGGGGTTTGGTTACAGCCGGCTTCAACGTTTCAGCCTGTTCTTGAGCCGCAGTGCGCGCTGTTTGAACGCTAGTATCCGTAGGAGAAGATGGCGTTGGCACATATTGAGTGTCTGAAAAGTACCTACGACCGCCTGAGCCAGGACGCCGATTAGGATCCTCTGGCATCTTTACTCTCTCACGCACTGCCGTGTATTTAGGTACTGAACCTTGATACCCCACAGCGGCTGGCGCACCAGAGCCACGCATCATAGATAGCAAAGCCATGATCCCAAACAACCCCATGGGATTGGCCTTGCCGTCATCGCCAACAATCAACCCTCTCAAAAGGTTTTTTAAGTCTGTTGGAATTTGAGGCGGAGTATCAGTTTTAGGAGGTGTTCCACCAACTAAAGGATCATTAGGGTCAACCGCATCACGAGGATTGTCAGGTGGCAGATCAGGTCCAATCGGATCGTTTGGATCAACAGCCGGAGGCGGATTAGTAATCGGCAGATCAGGTCCAATTGGGTCGTTGACTGTGTAATCTGGCGGCATACCACCATATCCGCCAGTCGGATCGCCTTCTCCTGAATTGCCCAGTAAATTCCCAAGATTCATAACGGCATTTAAATCTTGAGTCATATACGCTTGGTATTCGTCATCCATGTCAACCTCGTAACATTTTGATTAAATCATCGGTGGTCAGGGAAGTTTCCTGATATGGACTAGTAAGCTGTTCCCACGGGATAAATGGCTCTGGTTGCTTCATCGGGGCCTGTGGCTGCTGCTGTTGTTGCGATTGTTGCATCATTCCCAGCAATCCTAACAGCCCAAACAAATCCATGGACTGATCCTGCCGCTGAGGAAGAGGGGGGGGCGGTGGTGGAGGGGGGGGCGGTGGCGGGGGTGGTGGCCGCGGAGGCTGCGGCTCTTGCGGAATTACAGGCGTAACCGGCGGAACCTGGATTACTTCCGGAACACAAATACCCTGTACAGGATCGTATACGTACCCTTCTTCACATTCAATAGGCGGAGGTTCAATAACCTCCGGCACACAAATGCCTTGTACCGGATCGTATACATATCCTTCTTCGCACTCAATAATCTCAGGCGGTTCTATTACCTCTGGAACGCATGTCTTAGAAACAGGGTCATACACATACCCTTCCTCACACTCAATTGGTTCAGGAGGCTCAACAATTTCTGGTACGCATGTTTTGGAAATTGGGTCATATACGTATCCTTCCTCACATTCAACAGGCTCCGGCGGTTCTATAACTTCCGGAACGCAGGTTTGAGTAATGGGATCGTATACATATCCCTCTTCGCACTCTATGGGATCGGGCGGCTCAATACTTTCTGGCACGCACATGCCTAATTGAGCGTCATACACATACCCTTCTTCACATTCAATTACTTCCGGCTCTGCTTCTACGGGCACACACGAGTCAGTGGTTGGATCGTATACAAACCCCGGCGGGCAGGTTGGCGTTACCTCTTCTTCAACCTCTTCTTCAACGTCTTGTTCAACATCTAAATCAGGTTCTTCCTCTGTAATAGGCATACAGACGCCTAGTTCAGCGTCATATTCAAACCCTTCCGGGCATGTAATTGGCTCAAGGATGTCATTGCCATTACCGCCATCTAATAACTCATCCGGTATTTCAAGATCATCGCTATCCCCAGGTTCGAGAATATCTTTTAGTGTGTCTTCATCAAACGTATCGTTGCCGTTGCCGCCTTCTAAGGTTTCATCACCGCCAACCAAAGAATCATTATCATCTCCGCCAATTAACGTGTCATTTTCATCCCCGCCAACTAATGTTTCATCGCCGCCGACAAGGGTATCGTTTTCATCACCGCCCACTATTGTTTCAACGCCACCATCGACAATATTCCACTCGCCATAAGTGTCGTCCTGTCCGCCACCCAGCGTGTCTTCTGGGAAGGAGGGTGGCAACGTTGCCAGATAGGCGTCTATATCCCCGCCAAACTGTTGATACGTTTCATCGTCCGGGAAGCCGCGCTCTTGAGCTAATTGATCTCTAAACTGCTTTTGTTGAATCTCATATTGCCGACCGCTTTCTTCAAGCGCGCGTTCATCTTCTAAGTGTTTGGCATAACGCTCTTTGCTGCCACCAAACTCATCACGCGTCGCAGCATCCGGCCAGCCTTCGGCAGATGCAAGATCATCTTGATAAGCCGTTGAATCTCCGTCGTAACTTAAATAAGTAACATAATCAGGGAACCCGGCATCGGTTGCTTGGGCTTGCCTAAACTGTTCAACGTTGCCTTGATACAGGTTATAGATATCTACATTGGGGAAACCAAGCTCGTCGGCTAATCGTTCGCGCTCTGCTTGCTGATCAGCGCGATAGGCATATACATCCCCGTTATAAAACTTATATGTATCGTAGTCGGGGAATATGTCTTTCAGGTCTTCGTATTTGGCCCGATCCAGTTGCTCTGCTTCTGCGGCAGCTTCAGCACTGCGAACGGCTTCCTGCTCTTCCAGAGCAACACGCGCCAGATCAGCTTGATAGGCACCATAGTTACCTTGATACTGTTCTTTAGTCGCGGCGTCAGGGAAACCCTCTAAATCTTCTACCGCAGCAACGGTGTCATTACCCGCACCACCTTCAACCGTCTCATCGCCACCAGCAGTGGTGTCGTTACCAGTCCCGCCGTAGATAATTTCTTCTGCTTCCCGCGCTTCTCTAGCTGCGCGTTCTTCATCCGTCTCGCCGCCAAGCAGATCATTTCCCAAGCCGCCGGTAAGCGTATCGACTACAGTGCCATCGCCCGATTCAAACTCTTCAGCATCTTCGCCGGGTGTATACGGGAACGGCTCGGTTGATGGTTGGGTGCCAAAAAAATCTTCTGCGCCTAAACCGGGGGTTAACGGAGTCAAAGGCACTTCAGGAGCGCCTATAGGCACTACATCAGCGCGTGGCTGACTAGCCTTATATGCGTCAATATCGCTATCAAACCGTTGTTGCGTGGCGTAATCAGGGAAACCTGCTTTCTGAGCGTCAGCCTCACGCTGCCCAGTAACAAATTCTTCTATATCAGTAAACGAAGAAGACTCATCTCGCTTACCGATGAACTGTAGTAATTGTTCATCAGATGGTTCAAAGCCAATGTCATCAAAGAACTCTTTAGCTTCATCACGCGTTACGGCTTGCTTATCAAACTGCTCAGTAAATTGCTTAGTTAGCTCTTTCTCATCGCCTTGTTGAACTAAAGCAAGCAGATCATCCTGCGTGAGTGTCAGCCCTTCTTTCTGGGCAATATCAGCCAGTTCGGCGGCATCTAACGTACGCTCGTCAACAAAGTTATTAATTAATCCTTGTAAGTCAGCATCAGCGCCTTCGCCAACAAACTTTGCAATATCCGCAGCGTCCGGTTTATATCCAGCAAATAACGGGTTATTGGCAAACGCATCCGTTACTTCATCGCTAGTGCGGAAGTTTTGGTCTAATGTATTAACCGCTTCTGTTGCGATCTCTTTTGCAACATCACTAATTTCTTCACCAGCGATCTCTGACAAACCGGTGATGCTTTTGTCTAAATCTCCTAAATACTTATCTCGATCTACCAACAGATCTTGAATTGTTTTGTTAAGCCCCCCGGTTCCATCTTCGCCAAATAACTTAGTTACATAGCCATCATAAGTATCTACTTTGTCATCTAACTTGATTTTATCAGCATTAAAAGTCGCAAGCTTTGTATTAAAATTTGTTACGTCTGATTCAAATTGCGGAATATTAGTATTTAAATAATTTGCTTGTTTTTCTAACGTATCTTTTGCATGAAGCCCAAGGCTAAGCACGAATTCATTAGTAGTAGGATTTACATAATATGTTCCGAAATCCTCACTATAACCTTCAACCAACCCCATGCGCTGCGCGTATGCTGTATTAACGGCAGGGTTGTAATGAACAGTGTTAGATCTCCAATCGTAGATTTGGCCCGATAAATTTAATAGATCATACGAATTGGCAAGAGTTTGTTGAGTACTGTTTAACGTCGCAGATTCTGAATTGAGTATGCTAGCGATCCCTGAAAGCCGAGTACTTTCAGTATCTATTTCGCCGCGTAAAGTATTGGCTTCCGATTGCGTTGTTTCAAATTCTGTAGCTGCTTTGTTAATATCACTTACAACAGACTTCAATCCAGAAGCCGCTGTGTTAGCCAGCGTACCAAAAACAGATTGGCTTAAAGCATTGCCAATAGCCAGCGCGGGATCTTGATTATTAAGGATGCTACTAACCGCTGCCTTGGTAGCATCGCTAATTAATCTGCCTTCAATTTTGGAGGGATCAACGCCAAGCTCAGTACGTAAAGTGGTATTAATTAAGCCACCAACCGCACCAGATAGAGCAGAGTTAAAAACTTCATTTAAGTCTTTGCCTTGCAAAACAGCAGCAGCACCCTGCGCAGATGCGTTGCTAATCACTGTTTTGAGAATTGCCTGCGTGGCCGTGGGCTGAAAGGCTACATCCCCTACTCCACCATAACCTGCAACATTCCCAAGTTCTGGGAAAGCGGCATCTCCGACTGCCGCACCCGCTTCTGTTGCGATATAACTCGTCGCTAAATTAATTACATAATTTTCCATGTTCCCGCCAGACATGGCGGTACGAGCTAGCGCTGTTACATACGGAGGAACCCCAACAGCGGTTAAAGCAACTGTGGCAATTGTGGGAAGCGGATCTTTTGCAATTGCGTCAAATGTTTTCCCAATACCGGTTAAACCCCTATCTACCCATCCAGTAATAGTGTTGAACGCGTTGCTTAACTCTTGTCTGGGATTACACATCTACAGTACCCCGATAGATGGTTCGGCCCTGATCATCCGTGCCAACTTGTTCTACTTTAACCGGGTACCCCAAGCGCTTCATCATTTCGATAAGCTGCATGTTGTGCGTTTCGCCAAACACAGATTCAAAGCCAGACTTGTCTAAGGCTTTCGCAAACTCTTTCATATTCTTCAAAAAGTTCTTTTGCGTGTCGGCGTTAAACACATACATCTGAGCGGTCTTCTGTGGCAAAAGCTTGATCCACAAAAGCGTATTCCCACTACGCATTACCCGATGCGTATTGTTTTGAATGGATAGAGCAACGGCTGCGTACACACGCTTCCAGTCCATGCCCATTTCTTTGACTTCATCAGACTCTTTAATGATGTCTTGTGTGCTCTTCATACCGCGCTCACAAAGGTAAGAGTAGCAACAACTGACGGAATCGAAGGATGCGGAAACGGCGTTGTCTGAGCCGCTTCTGCTTCAAACGAAACTGCTACGTTATTAACCGCAGCCCACATCTCAACGGTGTCCTCGGGAGCCAACTGCACGTAGAAATTACACGCTGCGATGATGTACCCCGGAATGCCTCCGTGGCTGGAAATTACATCAAACTTACTAGCCGTGCCAGCTACGTCTATATTGTTAACCCGCAGCCAAATCCACGCCGTGTGAATCTGGGTATCCGTGTTCTTTATCTGCACGCTGAACTGGTAGTTGTAGATACCCCCGACCTCCACAGCGATACCATCGGTGCCATCGTTAGTGCAGGCTGACAAAAAGTCATTTGTATCAAACGTGATCTGTGTTGCCGTATCGGCTGTAAACGTCTGGTCTGTTGTGCGCTGAATGGCCGCATACGGGAAATACAGATTCGAGCCCCCCGGCGGTACATCGCCAAGTGGCGGACTAATCAGCGCGTTATATGACTGTGTGAGACGGTTATAAAACAGTCGATGAACGTTATTTAGCTGATCCTGATACGGACGATCATAGCCTTCCCGCGCCTGGGGCAAGGCAGGTGGTGCAACCTTCTGAATAATCGGGGAAGTCATTTATCGTTTGCCATCAGGCCGCATGTCAATCCGGGGCGACCCAAGCTGCCATGTCGTGTTTAGATCATTGGATTCGATCTTCATCGCCATCTGTCGGGCGCGGACTCGTGTATAAACCTGACCGGTAAACTGTTCAACGGGAACCACTGCCGTACGGGTAACGTCGGCATAACTAAAATAACCCTCAGAGTGATTAGCATTGACCGCCGGATTAATAGAATACCCCGATCCAGAGTTCTGCAATGGGAGCAGGTACATCGTTACCTTTGGACTGTTTGCCGTAGACCCAGAGAATGTAATATCAGGCAGCATCCGCCAGACAAACATGAACTTATGGCCGTCATCTAAATCAAATTCAGAAGACGTAATGTAAGAGTTGATGGCTGAATCTACGCCAGCTTCGTTGTCATTAAGGCCAAATTCCTGATTAACCAGAGTATTAGAGTAAGTCGCAGCCAGCGGGTACTCGCGCAAACCAGAATCTAACCAAGCCGTACGCGCCATGGTGCCGTAGTACCAAATGTCTTCCATGTAGTTATAGACGACGTACTTGTCGATCAGTTCTGACCCGGCTGAGCAATAGAACCACCATATCTCATAGAAACCTTCGTTCGTGCCAGAAAAAATCTGTGGATACTGAGACTGGTTTAAATCCTCAAAGATGTAGCGACGCAGATCACAACGAAGTGGTTGGACTCGGCCATCGTATTTGTAGAACTTGTCTTTACCCATCCAATACGACACGCCGTTGGCGTAGGCTACCGCGTTTTCACTGGCAATAGAGATGTTTTCGCCGACCAACTGAGCGCCCCAGACGATAGGGGCACCAACGTATTGCAAAGAATAAAGCGCCGCATCCGTCCAGACCAACACCTCCTGACGGGACTGCGTGGCACTAATAATCTCAGAGCCTCTGGATAGTCTTAGAAAACCTGCTTGGTTAGTAGATGCAGGTGTCCAGTTAAACGGATCTTCTTGGTCTGACCACCGGATCAACATCGGATCAAATATGTTCGTGCTGTACTCGCTACAGCCAAGCGCAAACACAAATCGATTGATGTCTGAAACCAACAAGTAATTCTGTTTGGTAGGTACGTCCGTAGCCCCACCCCAGGCGGAAAGTAGGGGCGCGTTGGGCAGAATCGTATGAGCCCCGCTTTGACTGCCTGACGTATTGATAGGAGTACCGCCCGCTGTTGCAGCAAGCTGGAAGGTCGTACCCGATGCGTTAACCACGTAATACTGAGTCCCAACAGTAAGCCCTGTAGGCAGAGCCCCGGTTGTAGCAAGTCGGATCGGTGTGCCGTTTGAAATTAGGGCAGACGAAACAGTGACTACCGCAGGTGACGCAATGGTGACGGTAAAGCTCAGGGGGAGACTACCCAGCGTGGCATCCCAGTAATAAATACCGCCACCTCGGGGGCCAAAGATCAGGTCTTCACCAAAGTTAGATTGACTCCACAACCTGATGGGGTCGGTTGAAGTCTGTCCAATACCCCAAGCTCCTGATCCCCAGCCTGACGCACCCCAACCATTTAGAGGCTCTACAAACGCTGGGCCAGTATTAATTTGATATACCGCCCGGACAGTCCCACCGCCAGTGGCAGTTGTAGGATTGCCGCTAACGGTGATGGTGTAAGTCGTAGCCGATACGACAGTGATTTGATACTGACCAGTAATAGTGATGCCGCCGACAGCAGATCCACCATAAAAGGTTACAAAATCGTCTGTTTTATAACCGCCATTTGCATCGGTGACCGTTACGGTTTGAGAACCAGTAGTCGTAGCAAACGGATTAGTTAGCGTGACCGCTGACCGAATCGGCGTAATGTCGTTGTACGCACCGCCCTGGCTGATGTAGTACTTAAGGTTAGTCCCAACGGCAATTAAATTCTGACCGCCGAGCGTTACCCAGTTCCAAAGCGCCCGGCAAACACCCAGAAAAGTTGTTACCGGACTCTGAAACGGTGCCCAGCCACCAATCTTTTCAGGCGTTCCTTGGCGAAAACGAATCTTGTCGCACTCGTACCAACCATTTTCACTCTGGTATCTTGTATTTTCTCTATTTACTCCAGAACGGAGTTGCAACTTTTTAAGCATTACGCCACCCCTTTTTTGCGATCCCAGTATGCTTTCTTGGCTGCGCTTAGTTTAGCCTTTGTTTCTTCAGATATGTTTGCTTTGATTGCGCGTAGCTTCTCTATCGTTTCTGGGGAGTGTTTTTTTCCTGTATGTGCAATACGCTGCTTCTCTTTACCTGACTCTGGGTACGCGCCTCGCTTGATTCCAAGCTGTCTCGCTGATACTGCCTCTTTAAACTCCTTCGAACGTTTTTTGCCAACAAGAGATGTGCCAATCTTGGCCTTCCACTCTTCTGACAACGCCCCGCGAGGAACACCACGCCGCGCTTGACTAATCTTCTCTCGCGTTTCTGCCGTGGCAAGTTGACGCTGAGTCTCGTTCCATAGTCTGATTGCGGCTTTATGATCCTCTGAGATCGTCTTGCCTTTGTGTGTCTTGCTAATCTTTGCTCGTATTTCCGGGGTGTGCAGAACCACCCCTCCATAGTTCAAGTTGTAGCAATTCACCTTTTGATCAAACATCGCCTTGATGACTTTGATCTCAAAGATACGGCAGGTTTCGTAAGAACCTATAGCAAGAATCTGGCGGGTAAAGTCTTGTGGCCTAGATTTGTACTCGTTGAGCATGTATTTAGACGAACATATGTAGCCATCATTTACATGACCTTTGTGCATACCGACGTACAGCTTTTGCTGGCTATGGTCAGTCCAACAATACACAAATGAGTTCATCCCTATACCTGCACTAGCGAATCCGACAATTCTGCCACCTCTTTGACTCGGCGCTCCCAGCCTCTTCCGAACGTTTGCCACGTTGGTAGGCTACGCATGAACTCTAGCCGAGCTTGAGTGTAGTCATCAATGAGTTTGTCTAGGTTGGCATTCGATACTGCTGCTAGGGTAGCTGGCCCGATTGCACCGTCCGGCTTCGCCCCGACACACTTTTGTAGAGTCATCGCCGCCCGGCCCGGCCCGGAATTAACGGCCATATCAAACACCAGATAGTCGATCCCGGCGGGAAGATCATCCCCCCGAATAGAGTCCCAATACTGTTTCTTGTATAGCGGGTTCACATCGTCTGTGGTCAGGGCTTTCATCTCGTCGTGCGTTACCTGCCGACCGATGTGCTGCTCCCAGACCGCTTGAGTAACACCTAGATTCGTAGATCCCGGCCTGCCGTCAGGTAACTTGTTACCCGGATCGCGGGGGTCATCTGTAAAACCCCCTTCCGACTGAAGTAGATGCTCAAACGCTAGATGCCAAGTGGACTTCATTTTTTACTCTCAATCGTCTCTTGCTTAGCCTTAGACCCTGCGGATGACCCAAAGAAGAAGTTCAGGATGGTCGCCACTACCGTCGCAAGGATGAACCCCAATACAGTATCGGCGAACCTGACGTTAGCCTCGGGGATGTTCACCATCGTGATCAAAAAAATATAACTAGCCGCCACCAACGACCAGAAAGTAGCCAGCACATAGACAAATGACCGGCTTATTCCGTTGCCGTTAATCAGCGCGGCAACCTGCATCGCTCTTGCGTCAGCCGTGTTCTTGTTTGCCTGCTCGACCATGAACTCTTCGTGCTGCATCGCACGATCACGGAGAGCCTTGATGTCATCCTGAGTCATGTCCGGCTTTAATTCCATGCCGGTTTTCTCTTGGACGTAATCCAGCCCTTTGTCTACTACCGCCTGAGCTACTTTTGGCAGGTTGTTTTGGATCAGCGTAGACACGATCCCGGCAACGATTGGCAGCATTATCGGCTTATCTCCGCTAAAAAAACCATGAGAGCCGCTATCAGGATAAAGACGATAGTCAGCAGGTAGCTCATTTCGTCGCCGTTACCTGATCGTCACCCTTCGTGACCGTTACCCGGCCCTCAGTAACGTCAACCTTCATCGGCTGCTCGGCACGATCAAGCCGGTCTAGCTTAGAAATCAACTCCCGAATTACTTCAAACTCGGGCTTTTCCTGCTTAGGATTCGCCCCGGCGATACCGTTCAGCATTGAGATCAGGGCAGTTAAAGCTGCACCCAATAGACCCATGACGGCGGCGATCTTCTCGTTCTCAAGGACGATAGAAGCGCCCACCCCGATCACTACAATCAGGGTGATATAGAACAGCCCCTGCTTGCCGATAGCCTTACCGGCTACGTCTTTAGCAGAGGATTCCGCCTCTAGTCTCTGTAGCTCGGCTTGCGCCTGAGCCTTGAGCATTTTGATCTCGTTCATTCCGGCCACCGATCCACCATGAACTTGATGATGTGGAAGAGAATGATCCCGCCTGTACCGATCACAACCGCTATGAAGATGGCGTCAGAGCTGTTCTTGATGAACTTTTTCCTGCGTCTCATCTGCTCGTACACCATCTTCTCTCGCTGCTCTTTAATCCGTCGCCGCATCTGGACAAACTCGACATACCCTTCGCGACCCAGATGCTGAAGCTCTCCGTAGTGAAACCAGTGATAGAGAGTCTTCTCCATCTCTTTGATCTTTACCTGCGCCGCGTAAGCATCAAACGCTTCTTGCGTCGCAGACTTCGTAAAGACCAACTTCTTGAACAACGGAGGCTTCTTGTTAGCCTCTATGTTGATCCATTCTTGTAGATCGCTGACTGCACTTGCCCACTTACCCAACTGGCCGAAGACATCTTCTGCCTCTCGGCCAAGCTCAACAGCTTTCTTTAAGCCGTTGAATACCGCCGTAGCCGTAGCCAGCAGGGTAACTGGGTCAAGCACAATTTACTGTACCGCAGCGTCTTCAGACTTCAACTGCGCTTCTGCTTGGGACTTGATCTTCACGACCAACGGCCATGCGCCGCTAGAAGTGGGCAGTTGCCCCAAGGTTTGCAGGATCGCGTTGACTTCTTCTACCGCCAGCGTCAGGGTAACTTCGTTCATGCTTGGTTCCATGGGAGGGGCGGTGAAATTACTACGGGGTGCGCCTGAGCCTGAATCTGCGCCTCTACAGCCGCTTCCGTTGCCGCTTGATCCACTCCGTTAGCCCAGATCCAGCCAAGCACCTGCTGCTGCGTTAGCTGGTCATAAGGCGTGAAAGAACCCTCCGGCGCTGGCAGCGAACAGGTCGAGTACACCCGGCCTGAGTATTCCTTGCCGTCGATGGTCTGGGTGTCACTGCACTGCCAGTGAACAACGATCACAACGTCTTGGTACTCGCCTTCTTGGACACGAACGTCCATTGCTGAGATGTTCCAGTTCATGTTTACGCTCCTTTTAGTGCGGCCACTTCGGCCTTGAGTTCGTCAATCATTGCCTGCTGTTCTTGAATGCACTTCATCAGCGCGTATTGCAGGTCGGTCTGATAGATTGATAGGCGCATTTTGGGGTTTTCTTCAGTTCCCCAATTGCTTTCCATCACCAACTCAGGCGCTATGGCTTGAACATCCTGTGCCACTACACCCAGCGTTGTGCCGGGGTCTTCCTCCATGTTTTGATCGATATAGTTAAAGGTCTGCACAGGAATCGCACAAATCTTCGACAGGTACGGTCCAGCCGGAGCAAAATTGGTTTTCTCGCGGCGGTCAGACAAGTTGGAATCATTCGCTTGATAGTTATACAAACCGCCATTTGATTTAAGCGAAGCCCTTTGAGTGGAACTATTATCATCGCAATACCAGAACCAATTATCTGTATTGTTAGGCGCTGCTCCGGTATATCTAACTACTATACCGTATGGAGATGCTGCTGTATGGGAAAAAGTAGTCGTTTGAGTGTCGTTTGCAGATGCGCGAAATTCATGAAAATTGCCAGTGCCACTTTCATAACCCCCAGTGCTACTCGCCTTGAAATACCCACCCGACGTTATCCGGGCGCGTTCGGTGGCGTTTGTGCCGAAACGAATTGCTGCATTTTCGTAGTTAATTAGCGATACAAGAGAGTCGGAGTTGTTTTGGTCAACAATGAATCCTGTAGTCGCGGCAGTAGTCTTGAGTCGGAAGGCTACACCAGTTCCCTCAACATCAAGTCGGTAAGTCGCCGATGTCCGGCCAATAGCCAGATTCCCCGACGCATCTAGCGTCATGGTCGTTGAACCACCGGACGCATCAATATTTGGGCCGGAGGTGTTATTGGGCGCAGTGAACCACAAGTGCGCTCCGTTTAGCTGGGTATACGCAGCGCCAAAGCCATTTGCTATGTATTTTGCAGTCGGGCCAGATGCAATAAAGATGTTGGAAGTGATTGCCGCGCGACCATCGCTGGCAGAATTGACCGTAGCGCCGGGGCCAATCTGCATGGCTACAAAATTACTTGCCCACGTACTCGGCGTCACCCCTAGACCGAGGTTGCCGGAGGAGTCGAGGGTCATGCGGTCAACTAAAGCGGCATTTGAATCTTCTGTTTGGAAGATCAAAGAGCCGAGTACGCCATTCAATGTTGAACGAATCGCACCAGCACCATTGCCACCGGCAGTCGGGCCGATTGTCAGTTGACCACCGCGAAGGAGAAGCTCTCCACCTTCAACATTGAGTTTGGTTAGCGGAGAAGCCGTTCCAACCCCAACATTTCCAGATGCGTTTACCACAAACGGTGTGCTGTCAGGGTTTGACGAGTCCTCAACCAGAATTGCATTGCCTGCGCCTGTCTGCGTGATTCGCAGTGCATCAGTCGCACTGTTCGCGCTGATGATCGCCGTTGCGTTGATCGCAATGTCGCGCGGCACAACGTAGGTATCGCCTGACTGTGCGGCTTGGATTTGTGGGATTGCTGTATTCAGCAACAACACCTCATATGCTGGGGGCATGGGTAGGCTCCTTAAATCGGGTTGTAAGACGTGCCGTTACTTGTCAGCACTGTCTCGACAACATAGAAACTGGTGCCTGCACTGTTTAGCACTTCTTCATCGACAGTGTAAGGCGTTGCATCGCTGGTCAACACAATCCACGGCGGGCCAGGATTAGGTCCAGCAAAGTCTGTCGCCAGCGTAGCGACAGTGCCTAGCCCTAAGCCAAGTCCGTTGCGGACGGGTATGCCAAAGCTCATCGGATGTTGATCGGTTTAGCGTAGACCGTACCAGCGGAAGCAATCTGGATCGCGCTGACTCGCCACGGTGCGCCGGTGCCTTGCGGCACGATGAACGGGATTGGCGTGTTGGCCGGAATTGGCGTGGAGCTGGTCGTTGCAGTCACGCCTTCACCCACGGTCACGTAGGCAGCGGTCGTTGACCAGATCACTACGCCTTGCGGGCCTGCCGGCCAGGCCGTCGTGCTGCCCGCCGTGCCCGTGTAGGACGCGGTTCGGGCGGGAAAATCGCCGTCAGCTAGAGGATTTAACAGTTCCATTGTGCGTCCTTATGCGAGGAAGCGGAGCTTGTACAGAGTCGAGAGATACTGCCCCACGATCTCATCAATGATGTTTTGAAGCGGTGTGTCGGCTTTATCGCAGACCTTGTACCGCATCTCTTCAACGTCAGCAAGTGAATCTTTGAGAAACTCAATGACGTCGCTGTTCTTCTTAGCGCCCATCAGCGTGATAGGGCCAATCAGGCCATGACGGCCTTGGTAGGCCTCTGCAAACTTGTCTGCAAGCTCAACGATATTGTCGTAGAACTCGTTCAAAGCGACGTGTTTGGCGTAAGACTTGGTGTTGAGATGCACGCTGTGCGTGACATCGCGGGCTAGAAAAAGCGTACCGATAAAGTCTGCGCAGCTCACTGCGGTACTCCTTGCATCGCCATCTGCTGTTGAGCGACCACCATATCACCGGCTGTCATCACGTCTTTTAGCGTCTGCATGACCACGTCTTGCACCTGATCAGGCGTCATACCGCTGGAAACTGCCTGGATTCGTTTAGTTTCAGCATTGTACTCGTCGATGCGCAGTTTTTGGGCTTCCATCGACTTGCCGACGTTCTGCAGCATGTTATACATCTGCTCCATCTGCGCTTGCATCGCCTGAATCTGCTGATTGGCCGCTTGCAGCGCAGGATCGTCTTCATCCTGCAGCAGTTTGGGGTCAATCATCTTCTTCAGCCGCTCAGCCAGCTCCTGCGCCCCCGGCCAATCCATGTTCTTGACAAACAGATCGCCTGCCGCAGCCCACAGGTTCGGGTTGCCTTGCAGAATCTGGCTCATCGCGTCCATCGACTCCTGACGCTTGGTCAAATAGCTCGGGCCAACCGTGACCTTGACGTCGTACTTACCAACGCCAGGGTTGTAAATCTTCTGCACCACGACACCAGCTTCGTTGACCATCTTCCGCACGGGTTCTGGCTGGTTGGGGTCAAGCCGTACCATGTCAGAGTTGCCATCAACCTGAATAATCCGCGCAATCCGAGGCGTATCGTAGATTTTGGGGATCAGATCGACCAGTTGACGGCCTACGTACCGAATCGCACGGGCGTAGTTATCGACGTAATGGTACGTACCGACGTCGCCCTCACGCTGGCGAGCCAAAATAGCCCGCCCAGAGCGCTCATTTGAGGTCATCCCAAGGCTTGCGTTGTACTGCCCTGTAGCCGCTTTAATGTCTTCTGACGCGCCCATTTTGGCCTGAATCAGGCCTGTTTGGGCCATTGGAGGCTGTGCGCGCTGCGGAAGCGGCAAAACGTTGCCAGCACCGTCGGTTACGTCTGGATTGACCTCCAAATACGGGTAATTCGTCGTGTTCGCGGTCTTCCACTTCTCTTCGTAGCCCTCAAACTGACCGCCGTAGCCGATAAACGGTGCTTTTGGCGCTAGCGCCAGCATTTCCGCCTCTTGGCTCACCCAGTAGTTGTACATCCGCTGGGCATCTTTGGCGTTTCTGACCAAACCTGAAATCTCAAGCTGGCCTTCAATGTTCCATTCGTTGCCGATAACGCGAATAACAGGGATGTATGACCCCGCCCAGTCGCGTTCTTCGATGATCTCGTAGCCGTTAGTCTTGCACCACTTGATCTTCTTACGCTGCACCTTGCGCTGACGGCTAGGTCTTAGCCCCATTTCGCGCATCATCTTGTCTTGCGGGGTGCCTTGGAACGTCGTGGTGCCGTCTGGGTACAGATTCAGCGTAGCAGGCGTGTAATCGCAGTAGAAATATTCTGCAATCCTCACCGTCATCTCGCCCAGCCACTGCGACAGCGACTGGTCGCCCACGCCTTGCGTCATAATCGAGCTGACTGGCATAGCGTTGGGGTACAAACGCTCATATTCGGTCTTCAGGATGTCTTCGGTGATAAAACACCACTCTGCATCCGCACCGCACGGGTCTTGGATCGTCGGGTCCATGTAGACCGAAAAACTGTTCCGCACGCGCCCGATCTTGATGTCCTGATCAAAGCTCGTCTCGTCGCAATATTCGGTAAGAATCCGAATGTAGCCCTCGCCAAACGTCACCTGGTTGTCGCACGCGGTGTCGTAAGCCACGTCAGCATTCGAGATGTACTCAATGTGACGGATCATGCCGTCAAAAATCTCAGCGACCTCAACGTCCGCCTTGTCGTCGGCTGGGATGACGTTAGGCGACGGCCTGTTTTGCCGCTGCTCGTTGGTCACCTGGCGCACGTGTTGCGGCAGCTTGTTGATCGTCAGGCATGGTCGCGCGTTGATTGTCTGCCCTTGCACCGACCCGCGCACTGACAACACATCTGCCGGCCACTGGTAGTGATTGTCCGGCGAGCCTGCCATAAACCGCAGGTCGTCTAACTGATCTTCGCGCGTATCACTGTATGCGCTTACAGCGGTTCTAAACCGCTGGCGCATTTCTGACAGCCGATGCGAGTCGCTCTTTTTAGCGTGCTCGCCCTCATCGCCGCCTACATCCGCGACGTAGGCTGCCCCAGCCATGCCTGTTTGATCGTAAGCCATTACTTCTTTTTCATTGGTGGTTTAGCCGCTGCGCGCTTGGTAGCGTATGCGATGGCGACTGCCTGTTTCACGGGCTTCCCTGAGCGTACTTCAGTAGAAATGTTTTTACGGAAGGCGGCTTTGCTGGGTGACTTGACGAGGGGCATACCTACCTCTTTTTAGCTGTTTTAGCCGACTCGCGGAAGGCTTTTGCGGTCGGTGCACCGGGTGCGCCCGGCTTTCGCATTTTTTCGCCAGACCCGGCTTTGATGCGCTCGCGTTTAGCGTGAATATTACTGTAAAGACCGGGTTTAGTCGCCATGTCAGCATTTCCATCGTTTAAGTGACGCCTTAGCGCGCTCTGCGTCGCCTTTGGCATTCCTGACAACGCCTGACATGCGGGCGCAGAAGGATGCTTTGCGGCCTTTGTCAGCTTCAGTCTTCGGGTTGGGTGCGGGCGCTTTGAGGTTGCTGCCGGTGGCTGCGTTGTACTTGGCTCGGCCTTTGGCTGTCAGGCCAGCTCCCTTGGACACGGGCAGCTTCTCGCCGCGCCCCACTGCCAGGCTGACTGACTTCTTAGTAGCCACTAACGCACCCCCATAAACGTGCGCAGATAGTTTACATACTCTATCTGCTCAGGGGTAGGTTTTAGCGCTGACGGGTCGCCAGAGAGTATACGCGCTGCTACAGTGGCCGCGCGGTCCTCAGGGTTCTGACTGTACTGCGCAAACGCGCGCTCTTGCTCTGGTGTCAACGCAAACCGAGGCGGCTTAGCCATTCCAGTGCGCATGTGAACGCGCGCCGCTTCATTAAGAATAACCGCTTGCTTTTCTTTGTCTGACAGTTGGCTGTACGGGTTCATAACGATCTTGTCGTCTTCCGCTGCCATACCCGCTACATGAGGGTTTTTCTTAAAATAGTCATCTTCTGACTTATACGGATCGCGCATGCCGATGCCGTAATGCCCGATTGCGTAGCCCGCTGCTGGTCCGCCTGGCATGTTAAGCCCCCATCCAGCTCGTCGCGCCCGATGAGCGGTCAGAGTAGGCGCGGCGGGTGTTGGCGATGCGTGGCTCACGGCTGGCAACCGGATAGGCAAACGTGACGGCGATCGCGTCCGCCGCGTCGGGTGATGCTAGACCCCTGGCTTTCATATCTTTCTTGCTCTCCAAGAAGATTGTACCGCTCGAGTCTGGCTTGGTCTTGGGGCCGGTCAGGTCCGCTTTGAGCTGCCTGTCTGGCGCAATACTAGCCGTCTTTAGCCAGTCTCGCATTGCACCCCACAGCTCCGCGCGCTTGTTACCCCACATAATCTGGTTCTTGGCTTTCCAGCCAAAGTTTACCCCACGCACCTTATACCGCTGTTCAACCAGCCGGTCAAGTATTCCATACCCCAGCCCACCTTCGTCAATCACCGTCAACGTCGGCTTGTACTCCTCGATCGCGTCGATGACGTGCCCAACGGTCGTCATCGTGTCATCACCCCGATACCGTTTGATTGCGATGATGTCTCGACCTTGCCTGACCGCAATGACTGTCGAGTCACCTCCTGACCTGGCTGGGTCAATCCCGATGACAATCGGTGCTGTCTCGTCTTTGTGTTTAGCGCGGCCAAATGCAGCGTCTACTAGGCTGGGGCCGATGAACTGGTCGTCACCTGCGCTCGGAAACTCTCCAAACACCTCGACCTTGGCCTGTATCGAGTCCTCGCCGTACTCCGCAATGATCTGCTCGTATATCTGCTTGTCGGTGCCCTCTACGTCGCGGGCGTCGATGTTCTCTGTTACCCAGAAGTCGCGCTTACTGTTGAAGCACTCGAAGAAGTAGCCTTGGTTGCGCCGGGGGTTGCTAAACGCGCACCAGAAGCGATGCGGCGTGTTTTCCGTAAAGAACCCCTGCGCCACGTCCCAAATCGAATCTGGAATACCAGACGCCTCATCAAAGATCAGCAGCACGCCGTCGCTGTTGTGCAGACCAGCGTAAGCGTCCGGGTTTTCTTCTGACCACAGACGCCCCTCAACCGACCAGAAGCGCGTGCCCTTCTTTAGATCGCGCTCGACAATCTCAGCCAACCACTTGGCTGGCGTCACGCGCGTTGCGCTGATCTCGAACCAATGGCTGTTAATCATCATAGCCAGCCACTTGGTAATCTCAGACCAGGTGATCGACCGGAGCTGCGCCTCGCTGTTAGCCGACACAATCGTGGTGCTGCCGATTCGCGTGGACAGCATCCACAGTATCAGCCAAGACACTAGCGCCGACTTACCAATCCCACGGCCAGAGGCCACCGCCAGCCGAAAGACGTTGTAGTCAACGCGCCCGCCGTTGTCTTTAATGTGCTGGGCGATCTGCCGCAAAATCTTGCGCTGCCATTTGCGCGGGCCTGTGTAGTGTTCTAGCGGCGTGCCCTTCTGGCCCCACGGAAACGCGAACAACACAAACGCTTCTGGGTCGTCTTTGATGCGCGGCTGCCAAAGCCGCACCATCAAAGTCTGTTCGTCAGATGCGCTGTAGATTGGCTGCTGCAAGTGATGGCTCCAGTTTCTCGGTCGCCTGCACGTCGATGACGCGCTGCTCTGCCTGTTCTAGCGCGCTGATGACGCTGATCTGTTGCGCAACGTCAATTTGCACTTGCTGCTTAGCAACCCAATCGTGCCGGTGCTTTAGCACCTCAAGCGCCGCTTTGGTATCGCCTGCCAACGCCGCGCTCATCATAACAGCCGCTAGCTCTTTCTCAGCGTCAGCGCGCCCTTTCTGTTCTGCCATTTCGGCAATTGGGTCCATCTGACACAGACGCCGGAACTCGGTGGGCAACATTCCTGCCGCTAGCGCCAGCGCGTCGCCCTTTAGACCTAACTTGGCAGCGTCGTAGATGCGCTGCAGACGCGCTTCGGTAGCAACCAGCGTGCGCGCCGTGAGCGGAAGTGACTGGAAAGTCATCTAGGTGGTGCAACAGATTGTGTGGTGCAGCAATTATATATAAAAGAAAAATTTTTTGCACTGATACAAATTGTGTGGCGTGGACTGATAAATAAAAAAGTTTTTGTGAGGGGTCCGTTTTTGATCGGGCCAGCCGCCGGCCCTGGCCGGGGGCTATCAGCCGACCGGCTCCGATCGACGCAAGCTATCAGCTACCGGCCGCGCCAGCCCGCCAGGCGTGCGGTCAATGGGTCACATGGGTCATGGCCCAGCGGGTCGAAGGCGTGCGTCCAAACCGCATGCAAACCGGGTCAATGGGTCAAATGGGTCATGACCATTTGAATTGATAAACGGTTTTGGGAAACGGGCGGGAAAGGGGCGCGGGGCTGGGTGAAACGGGGGTTATGGGTCATCTGGGTCACATGGGTACCCCACTTTTAGTCGCGCCAATGTTTTGCGCGTGCTCCCGCCAGCGCCGCCATACAGTGCTACTGTACGGATATACAGTATTTTTTTTATTTTGACAGTATCTAACAAAACAATGACCCATAAGACCCATTCAGAGGGAAACACGCTCCGCGTAAGGCACCCACGCCAATACCCCGTTGGGGTTCCCATATTGACAGCGCGGCTATCTGCAACGCGTCTTGTCGCACGCGTCAATGGGTCATGCAAAAAGCGCTTGCAATGCTATAAATTATGTGGCAAAGTGTTGTTCACGCGATCGCCGATCGCATCAACCGAGGAGCACACAACATGCAAACCGTTACCTTAAAACAGCATCCTGAGATTCTCCGCGTTATCCGCGCCGCCGATCCTACCTACCGCAAAACGAAGGCGTTTATTTATACCCGCGAGAGTGTCACGCTACACGGCACGTATTGGGACGGCGGTTCGCGGTCTACCTATACAGCGGTAGAGCTGGCGACGGGCCGCAACAAAGGCGCGCCGCAATACGCGCCGCCTCAATTCGGCGGGCCGCGCCAAGCGCCTGAAGTGCAAATTCCGCCCGATGTTGTAATTGTCGAAACCGGTACGTTTTGCGGTAAGCCCGCGACGGCTACCGTGTATGTCAATCCCGCCAACATGGCGCGCCTGTTAACCGTTTAATCAACCCGCGCGCCTACGGGCGCGCATCAACTGAGGAGCAAATGTAATGAAAATCACCATCGACCACAACATCGTCAAAGCCCTTTTGATCTGCGCCGCGAAACAAGATATTCGCTACTACCTAAAGGGCATATGCGTCGACGCCCGCGCGAACGGCGACGTTGTCCTTGCCACTACCGACGGTCATCGTCTGCTAGCCTATCCCGTCGCCACTGATGCAATCGAAGCGCTCGCGCCCGGTCAGTACATCATCCCGCGCGAGGCGCTCGAGGCGGTCAAGCCCTGCAAAGCTGGCCGCCACATGCTACCGATCACTATCGAGATTGACACAGCAAAAGGGCTCGAAAACAAGATCACGGGCGCGACGTCAACCGTTACGCCCCTGATTGACGGTAAATTTCCCGATTGGCGGCGCGTGCTGCCGAAAACGGTATCGGGCGAGCCCGCCCAGTATCAGGCCGAGTACCTTGGTGATTTTGGTCGCATCGCCGATTTGCTTGGCACTAAACAGCCGCACATACATTACAACGGCAGCGCAGCGGCGATCGTTGGCAATCTAGGCGCGGCGCTTGGCGTGCTTATGCCTATGCGCTCTGATGCTGAGTTCTCAGCCCTGCCCGCATGGGCGCTCGCCTGATCAATCCCACGGGCGCGCAAGCGCCCGCATCAACCCTTGGAGACTCTCACCATGACACGCACGCAAATCCTTCACGCGCTCGACGCCTTTCTGGAATCTCGCCCCGGTTTCGATCCGGCCAATTATCAAGGCGCGCCGCAAGCGTATCGCGCCGATTATCGCCGCGCCTACCAGCACCTGCAAGACGGGCGCGCGCTCTTGCGCGCCGTGAGCTGGCGCGACGGTATCGACGCGGACACACTCGCACGCGCTAAGCATCATCGAATCGACTTCAGGCCCAGCGCGACGGGTAACACCGTCGAGGTCGACTATTGCACGGGGCAGTATTACCCGGTCGAATTCCGCGCCGCTGTCTGTCAGACTCTCTCGAACGCGCTGTGGCACTATTTCCGCGAGAGCTGCGGCTGCGTTACTGCCGACGCTATCCGCACGATGGCACGGCGTGAGCTGGGCCGCTCAATCGCCCGTCGCTGGTTTGGGGCCTGACATGCGCGCCCTACTCGCCCTAACCCTTCTCGCCGCCGGCACTGGCGCAGCGCTCGCGCTTCCGCCGCTATGGGGAGCGCTCGCGCTCGCGCCCGGCCTTGTGGCCGCTCTGTTTACCATTGGACGATAAGACAATGAAACGACACTATGGGCAAACCAAAGCCGAGCGCCAAGCGGACTATTGTGCGCGATTCTCGGACGCGCTCTTAACCCGCGCGCCTGGCCTGTCCGGCCGGATCGAATGGCCGGCCGTGCTTTACTATTTCCATTCCAGCACGCCAGTGGCCGATGCAGTCGATCAATACTGTATCGCGCGGAACATAGAATGATCGCGGCCGCACTGGTTGCCCTCGCGGCCGCAATCCTTGCTATTGTCTTACGCCTATAGCCCGCTCCATGAACCCTTACCGGCCCGCTTACGCGGGCTTTTTTATTTCACCCGGTAGTCGTGAAACACGGATCCGCTCGCCGGATCGCCGACCCGGCACGGGCGGACCCAAACCCGACCCGCCGGCAGGGTCCGCCAATGCCCTCTGCGCTCATGGGCGCGCGGGCTCGCATGCGACCCGCCCGCCGGCCCGCGATCAGCCCGCACGCGTGCGGTAATCTCTACGGTCCGCCATGTGTAAGCGGGCGCCTTCCCGCGCGCCTTTTGGCGCCGTGCGGTAAAGGTCCGCGCAACCTCGGCCCGATACCCCTCGATCGCCTTCGACCCGTCCAAGCGCGTTAGCAGGCAATCCAAAATCGCAATGGCGATTCGATCAAGGTCCGTCACCCGTCGATTGTCGCGCGTATACACGCGCAACCCGCCCGTCTCGGGGTCCGCCATAATCGTTAGCGGCGCGAAATCGTCTCGCGCCTCGCGCGTGAACCTAAACCCGGCGATTGTGACCGACTCATTGCCCGCCATCGCGCGGACGGCAAACCGGATTCCCTCGACCACGCCAACGATTGCGATATCGTCGAATGGTAAATGCAGCAATCGCTCGGGCGCCACGTCTAACATAATCTCGCCCTCGATCTCGCCCAGGTCGAACCAAACCGACTCCTCGGGCGTAGGGACCATGCGCGACAATTCGCGCACTAGGGGCGTCATTTGACCGCTCGCAAGCCGACAGACCCGCTCGCGCTATCAAGCATCCGCTTAATCTCCGCGCGATTGCCTCCTACACTCTCGAGCGTATCGGGCGAAGCGTACAAATGAACCTTGCTACCGTTCGGGGTCGCCTTGACCCGGCCTAGATCAATCCAACCCGCCTCGCGGAGCGCGTGAAAGAGCGCGTGTACGCTTGCTTTCGACCCGATCGGCATGAGAGGCTGCAGACGGTCAACCAAAGCCTGCCAAGGGGCTTTAATCGCGCCCAATGCGAATTCCCCGCGCTTGTCTCGCATCATCTCGACCAGCGCCGATTCGACCAGCGACAGACCCGCCGATAGCATGATGGCCTTGGCCTCAGTGAACGGGGGTGCGCCACCAGGCGCGAATGCGCTCACGTCCCTCGAGCGTAACCAAGCCGCGACCGCTGCCCGCCCGCCGGCCTTAAACCAGTCCCAAATCGCTGCGCCCTCGGCCTTTGACAGCGGGCGCGCGTCCGACCAGAGCACGTACCAGCGGCGATCGTCCGACGGGAGCGTAATCGCCATGCGCTCATTACTGAACGCGACCACGCTCAACCGGTTCAAAGCGTCAAACGGGTGCAAGCCCTTGCGGTTGACCGGTATCAATTCCGGCGGCGCAGCGAGCAAGGGCTTAAGCCGATTCTCGAGCGCGCGCCGATCGGACGCATCAGCCTGGCGTAGTTCGTTAATGACCAACACTTCCGCCATTAACGAATATCCCCATTGCGAGTTCAATTCTTCGTTTTTGATGAGCGCGACATTCTCGCGCGACGGCCCGCCGACCGCGTACAGAAACGGCTCGAAGGTTGTATCTTTCCCGATACCAGGCGCGCCGCCCAGCAGCACGCCGTGGTTGATCTTCTGTTGCGGGTTTTGGACCTTGTAGGCCATCCAATCAAACAGGTGCTCGCGCTCGGACGCCTCAGGCAACAGCCGCTCGACCAGATCAAGCCACGGGCGAACGTCGGCCTCGCCCTCGACGATTGGCCTCGCGTCACGCCAGAGGTTCGCGTAGACGTCCCCGGCGCGTGCGACCAGCACTGACTCACCCGCAGCATAGGTCACGCCCTGCAGAACCCGCGCGCCCATCGCCTGACGGTTTTCGTCAAAACTGATCGACGCCTCGACGCGGCGCTTCTTACCATTAGTCCCGGCATGCACCGACCAGCAGGTGATATGCCGATAAATCGCGTTGAAATTACTGCGCGAATATTGTTTACGCTCGACCAGATCAAAATAACCGTCATCGGCGTGAAGGTACGCGAACCGCTCAAACCAACCGTCACGCTCAACCCGCCCCGCCTCGCGACGCTCGACCTCGGCCACGACCGCAGCCGCAGCGTCGGGGAACGCCTCGGTCGGCGTGATCTTTGACATCGCCTCGGCCATGCGGGCGGCTAGCAGCTCATCACGCAGCCCCGGCGTGTGTTTCGGCCCGCCCTGATCAGCGACCCACTGCAAAAACCGCGCGCTGTCCCAGTCCTCGCAATGACCGTGATAGCAGCAGTAGGCGCGCGTTGATGCGAGGTAACGGCCTTCAGGGTTGCCGTCCGAGTGTTCGCTCGAATTAGGGCATACGACACCCGCCCAGCCCTCGCCGTTGGGGCGCTCGAGCACAAGCCCCTGCGCGCTCAACCACGCCAACACATCGTCGGACCCATCATCGCTCAACCGCACCGGGCGCAGACCGTTAGTGTCATCCGGTCCCGGCTCAACGCCCAGCGCGGCGCAGAGGTCGGGTAACTTGTACACGCGCTCAGGGTGAAACTCGACCAGACGGGCCTTGAAACCACCCTTGTCGGGTTTCAGGTTGACGCTATCTGGCAAGCGAAAGTTTCTGACCGGATTGACCGCGCCAGGGTCCGAGTAGCCCGCAGCGGCGATCGCGCGAATGGCCGCCGAATATGCGCCTTTGGTCGGTTGATTGTCAGGGTCGAAGGCATAGCCCCATTGATAGCACCCTGCGCTGGTTTCCATGACCCACGTAGGCGGCACGGGCGAGGTCTTGGGGGCTTTGTCAGTCCCGACGTCATCGAGCACCATGCAGACCACGTAATCGCACGCCGCAGCCGATGCTGTGACCTTGCCATCGACAAACCGGTCGATGACAAAACAACCCGTGTTGCCATACCAAGCCGCGCCCTCGGCCTGCAGATTTGCCCGTTCAGGCAGAAACGCGGGCCAGGTAGCCTTAAGCGCCCCATCGGCGTGATATTGCAGCTCGCCCGCCGCGTTACGCTTGGGCTTTTGCCGCACAAACAACACGGTCTCGCCCTCGGGCGCAAGGGATACGATATAATCGACAAAGTTCATGTTCTCTCCGGTTTTAGCGCCCGCCTTGCCCGCGGGCGTTTTCATTTGCCATACACGCTCATCACCTTGGCCTCGACGGCCAGCGGTAATCCTGTGGCCCACGCTGGTGGGGTCGTCATCATACGCTCAAGCTCTACCTTCGCCGCGTCCGGGTCGGCTGTCTCGACAACGATTTCATCGTGGACATGCAGCACAACATCCGGCACCTGCCGCAGCGCCGCCCGTAGGATGTCATGGGCGCTCGCCTGCGTCACGTTCTCGCACGCAAGCCCAGACCACAAGCGCGCACGCGGCCATTCGGTCGCGTCAGCCGCAGGCTTCCACGCGGCCTTGGCGTAGGTCAGATGCTCGCCTTCAAACTTAGCGTAGGGGTAGCAGAGCACGCGCCCGCTCGGCAGCATGTACCAGAGATGCTGTCCGTCATAGACGTAGGTCACGCGGCCCGCGCTGAACTCATGCCCCCGGTGACGCATCGCGGACATGTAGGCGTTCTCAAGCGCCTGCCAGAACGCCACCGCCCACGGGTTCGCACGACGCCAGGCGTCAACGATCCGCCGCGCTTGCGGCTCATCAAAGCGCACGCCGTAGACGCGGCCCATCGCGCTAAACGCGCCGATCGACCCGCCGAACCCGAGCGCTAACTCCTGCACCTTACCGACCTGGCGCTGATCGTCGGTGACTGCCTCATACGCCACGCCGTAGGTCGCAGCGGCGTTGACCTTGTACGGGTCAAGCCGCTCGCGGAAGATGTCGAGCTTTTTCTCGCCTGCTGGGCTATTCGCCAGCCACGGGTTGACGCGGCCCTCGATAGCCGACCAGTCGGCCACAACAAACTGCTTACCCGGCGCGGGGACCAACGCCGGGCGCAGCATCGACTTCAGGACGTCGGTGACTCGCGGTCCGTAGGCTGGAACGACGCTGTGGCCTCGTACGAGGGCGTGTCTAAGATCAGCGGGCTTTTTGGCGGCTTTCCGAGGGAAGTTGTGGACCTGTGCGCCATATGAGCTAGCTCGACCTGTCGCCGCGCCTCCAGCAAATACAAACGCACCTCGGATTCTCTGATCTTCTGCGTCAGCCAACGATGCGAGGCGGCTAAACTTCGCAGTCGAGCTTGCCCATAAGTCGTCGGCGCATTGGATAACTTCGGAGACGACGCTCGGTACTTCATCAGGATTCTCCATCGCAAGCAGGTTTGCCCGCACTGTTTTGTCGATGCTGTCCTTCGGCTCGCCGCCTTTAAATGACTTAGCGAGCTTCCGGGCCTCGGGGCCCAGTCGATCTAAGACCCACGCACGCATCTTAGGCGAGCGCACCGACGTGACCATGCCCTCGGTCAACTCCACGACGCGCGCCTCGATTTCCACGCGCTCGGCCTCGCTGTATCGCATCGCCGCGTGACACAGATCAACATCGACCAGCACGCCCCGGTCGTTGATTCGTTCGTTGACATGGTAATCGGCAAGCTCATCGGCTGACAGGTCGCGCATGCCCTTGCTGACCGCTCGCATGGCGCGGACGTCTTGACGGCAATACTCGAACAAATCCTGCAAGTCCTGCTCGGTATGTTTAAACGGCGGCACACAGCACTTACGGACCAGTTGCGCGCCACGATGGTCTTTCTTCATGCTCGCGCCCGCAAACCGCCCGACGTCTTCGAGCGAACCAGGCGCGCAGTTAGACCGGGCTTGTGCTGCGGTGCAATAGAACTGCTCCAGCGCAGGCTCCGGCAGGTCAAGGTCGGGGCAGAGGACATACCAGAGAATCAGTCGGTCAAAGGCGGCGTTATGGACTCGTATTTGGCCCCCGTTCGCAAAGTGATCGCTGACGCGCTGCGGAAACGGCTGGCCTGGCATCCATATATCTACTTCTTCATCGTCAAACGCATACGCCAGACACAATATTTCCGTTGATGCGTCTCTTGCATAGTTATATGGCCCTCGCGCCCTAAGATCGCAGCGGCTGCGCGTTTCGCTGTCAAGCCAAAGAATCATGCGCACCACCACACATAGCCGTACGCGGGGCGATTGCGCTTCATCGCGCCGCTGATGCCGCCTGTTTGTTTTCCTCGCATGGCAATCTCCGCGTCAATTTGACTCTCAAAAGCCACTATTTCTTTAGTGTGCAGATTGATGCCCATGATGCGTTTTTCTGGCTTGACGCGACGGCCTGCGGCTAGCGCATGACGTACGTTTTCTTTGCGGGTTACCCACTCTAAATTTTCAGCTCGATTGTCGGATCGCAAAAAATTTTTGTGGTTAACTTCACGACATCCGTGCGGGTTTTCGAGAAACGATTGCGCGACAAGCTGATGAATGGTCTTTACCGATCGAGTGTGTTTGCCACCTGAATATAAATGCACGCAGACGTACTCATGGATCATCTTATTAGGCTTCAATATGCGGTTTAGTTGCGTCGACCGAACGCGCCCTTGATCGCTCACTTCATATCGCCCTTCATAGCCAGGGATAGCTTTCCAAACTTCTTGCATGGTTCACCAAACAAAAAGCCCTGGTCTGCATTCTCACCCTTGCGGGCGTTGGCGGACTCGAAGGTATCGAGCAGAATGCAGAACAGGGCTTACCTTTGACGCGCCGCCAAGCGCATGTGAACTGTAGCATAAATGCCCGTCTTTCCGGGCTGTCAGCTTGCCCCCGCCCGAGGAGACACTGCACGAGGGCGTGACAAGCTGCCGGTGTTTCACGCCACCGCCGGCTGGGCGTCACTATCAGGCCGCGCGCCGGCGACGGCGTGGGCCTTCAGGGTTCTCAGCGGCAGGGGTATCCAATTTTTGGACATCCTCACCATCCATCGACACCCATTCGACGATCTCAAAGACCGGCGTGTAGATGCGACCGTACGACTTATGCTGATAGTGATCCTTGCCCAGCGTCACGATCGGCACGGGGCGCTCTGGATCCTTCTCTACCTGCGCCGCGATGGCCACGGCAAGCGTCTGCACGGCGCGCTTACCGCCCACTGACGTGGTGGTGTAGCGGCACTCAAGACCCGCGTCTTCACCAGACAGGCACTTCAGCATCAACCCTACCTGCTGCTCCCAGCCCTTCTTCGCGCTTGGGGGCGCGGCGTCAAGCTCGGGCAACGGTTGGGTCACAGACGACATCTTTTCGGCCAGCACCTCACCGTCGCCCCACGCGATAAAGCCATGGACAAACGAGAAGGGGTTGACCGCCCAGCGGGCGTCGTCTTCAGCTTCGGTCTGATCGGCGCCATAGACCCAATGGCCCGTCTTGTCCATCTTGATGATGGCAGACGACATGGGCGCTACGGTTTCTAGCGTGCGAAGGCTGGTGGCGAGCGTTTGAACAGCGGGAAGACCTGCTTGAGCGAACTTTACGAGATTGGACATGACTTTTCCTTAGACAAGTTTAGAGAGGGCCGCAGTCAACTGCTGCCCGATTAGCACCTTCGCTGGCCGAGGATCGCTCTCCGGTGCGATGGTGTCGCCAGAACTGACAGAAACCGTCAGACCCTCGGGCAGTTTGAGCTTGTGCGTCTTCAGCACCTTCTCAACCTGCGCGGGACTCTTTAAGTCCATCAGTTCAGACTCCGCGACGCCAAGGGCGACAATCGCCTCCTTGGCCTCTTGTTCTTTAGCCCACGAGCGCTGAGCGCGCTTCGGTACAAGTTTATACCCTGGCACCTGGCCGCCTTTCTCAAGCACCGCGAGCGCCGCCTTACGCGCGGCGTCGATGACCGCCTCGACCCGCTCAGCGTCTTGCAGGATAGCAGCAATCGCCTGTATCGGCAGCGCGTCGAGCTCCGCCTTGATCAGACGGTCGCGCGCGCCGTTCATCGCCGGGCAGATGATCTTGGCCGGGCACCACTTGCAGTGCTCGCCTGCGTGGGGTGCGGTGTCCCGCTCGGCAGCGGCAAGGGCCATGCGCAGCTCATGCTCGAACTCACGCAGACGCGCCTTGTCAGTCACCCAGCGCCGCACGACCGGCGGTTGCACGATGATGAGCTCAACGAATGTCCGGTCACGGAAGGCCCAATGGTCGCACGACAGCGCCGCAGCGGCGTAGAAGAGCAACTGATAGTTCTCTGCTGCTGTCACCTGGTGCCCGTCGCCGGTCTTCCAGTCGAGCACGTATGCAGTGTCTTTGTCGAGCACGCCAATCATGTCGACAGTGCCGAACACGTCGGGGTTCCACAGATAGTGGACGCGCTTCTCAAGATCGAAGAGCGCCTCGGCGTGCGGGTCGACCTCGTTGTCGAACAGATTCAGCGCGGCCAGCACCTTCTCGTCGTCGATGTTGCGCGAGTCGATCTTCTCTTCCAACACCGCTTGCAGCAGCTCGTGCCGGCGTGTGCCTTCGCGCATGTCATCGTTTTCTTCTTGCGCGGGCATCTGCTGCGAGAGCTTGACGCTGGCCGGACATTTGATGACGCGCTCGGCGGACGACCCACCTACGATTTTAGAATGGCTCATGGCTGCCCCACGCTAACACGACCACCAACGCCGCGTGACCACAAGAAGTCCACGCTCTCAACAGCGCCCAACGCGAGCAGGTCTGCTGCCGTGTACAGCGTCATGTTGTGACGCGGGTAGCCGGGGCCGACGAAGATTTCTTTATTGCGGTAGTGCGGCACGTAAGTAATCCCGCGCAACACGTACACCGTTTGCTCGTGCGTCTGCACTTGTTTGTTCTGGTCCATCGCGCTCACTTCAATCTCCTGTAGTTGACTAACGGAAACCGCATGGTATACCATCGCTTTGAAGTTTGCAACGGCATAAACTTTAAAGCATGCGGGAGATCAAAAATTTTAGAGATCGTGCCTCTTTCACTTAAACAAGCGCAGGGCTTTGTGGCGCAACATCATCGGCATAACAAGCCGCCAATAGGGCATAAGTTTAGCCTTGGCGTGATGGTTGACGGCGCGCTTGTGGGTGTAGCTGTGGCCGGGCGTCCAGTAGCGCGCGCGTTGGATGACGGGCGCACGTTAGAAGTCACTCGAACTTGCACCGACGGCACGCCCAACGCTAATTCTAAGTTGTACGGCGCAGTCACTCGGGCAGCTAAAGCGATGGGGT